CAACGGCGAAGCCGAGACCTTCGAGATCGAGAGTAACGGTATTACGGCCGTTATCGCATACGACGCCGAGATCGTCGAGGACAAGGGTGACTACTGGACGGCGCCGAGCTGGTCGATCGAGGACGAAACGGTAGCCGTTGAAGCAGTTTATGACGAGGACGGCGAAGAAGACAAAGAAGCTGCTGACTGGTTGAAGAAAATGTTGAACTAACAAATAAAAACAATAGAACTATGAACGCATTTGCATTTAAAGTGATCGACGCGATCAACAGAGAAGGTATTGGCAATGAGGCATGGGGCCTTGTTGAAGAGGTAGATGACACCGTAGCCTATTTCGGCACAAGAGAAGAAATCGAACTGAAAGGCCAGTGGGCGTACGTCTATGCAGATAAAAACGACTTCTTCGGATACATCGACAAAGTCGAACCGACGAGAGTTCTACACGTTGAAGATTGCCAGTTGCTGCTTTACAAACTCGATTAAAAAGCCGTTCGGGCGGCTATAAACAGACCTCAGGCCCGAAGCGTGGCGGCACCTGCCGCCGGTGGTAAAAATGAAAGATATGAAAGACATAAAAATTGGCGACCCGGTGAGATTCGGACGCAATACTGGTGAATATCGAGGACAGTTCGATAAACTGAATATCGCAATGGTACTCGTTGGCAATAGGCTGTATTATGTTACATTTGAAAAAATTGAAAAGCTATGAAGACAAGAAAATCCTTCAAGGTGAACAGAGAGGCTGCGATCAAAATCGCAATGAACACAAACGGCATATCACGAGAGATCGCCAAGAAATACACAGACAGCGAGTTGAAAGAGTGCTTGCGACTACTCAAACTAAAAACCAACTTTTAACCTATATAACAATGAAACGAACCGACCTTTCCATCATCATGCGCACGGCGTGGCAGATGTGCCGCGCGACGGGTGTAACCTTTGCTGAGTGTCTGCATAAGGCATGGCAGGTGTTCAAATTGAAGATAAAGATGCGCGCGGGCATCGTGCAGTTCTTCTACCTCAAATCGAGTACGGGTGAATTGCGACAGGCATTCGGTACGCTTAAGGACGACTTATGCCCCGAAACAAAAGGTGACGACCGTAAGCCTAACAAACACCTCGTAACCTATTACGATACGGTTGCCGAGGGCTGGCGGTCATTCAGAATGTTCAACTTTGTAAAAGTTATATAATATATGAAACCAACGATGTACGTAGAAAAACGCAGCGATTTGACATTACTCAAAAAGGCATTCGAATTGACGGACGCGACATGTCACCGCACGCGGCTGAAGTGTGGGTGTAAAGCCTACAAAGGTGCAGACAACAATCGCGACAGCCTATTGATCGTCAAATATGACGCAGTAGTGCTTGAGATTATCCGCTGCAAAGGGTGTGTGAAGAAAAGACCTTAAAAATTGCAGCTCTCAATAAAAAATCGTATTTTTAATAAATAATTCAATAGTAAGATTTGCATAATGTGCCGAACGTGTCCACTTTTGCATCGAACAGATATATGCGGGGTAGTGCAGAGGTTACCACGGCGGGTTAGTGTCCCGCAGGCGCAAGTTCGATTCTTGCCCCCGCTACTAATGAAATTTACGGCTATGAAAATTTTAACGCTTATCATCAAACAAAAATGGTTCGACGCCATTTTGTCGGGTGAAAAAACGGTCGAGACCCGCGAAGTACGCCCGACCAACACGAAATACATTTCATACCGAGACAACAACACAGGCAAAGTCTACAAGAAAGACAGTGACGTGCCCGAATCGGCGTGGGACAGCGAGAAGGGCGTTGATACGGTTATCAACCACTACGATGCCATACAGTTCTGGGTAGGTTACGAAAAGAATCGCCCCGGCGCGCTGGTCGAAGTCAAAGGCGTCGAGCTGGTAGATGTTTGCGACGAAGAGACGAAAGAGCCGATTGTGTACGAGCACAACGGTAACGAATATACCATGACCGAGATCGACTACCACCTCGGCAAGGTAATCGAGAAAATGAATTGTTAAACCCTTAAAATCATTGCTGCACTCGAAGACGAAGACAAAAAACAGCAACTCAGCTTGACGCGCAATACAGCCGTATAACGAGTGAATTGCGACGCCGCACGCCTAATCCTGCTGTAGGATTAAGTAGCCTCGCAAATATGAGTGGCCGAAATGGTGTTATTGCGAATAGGTATGCAAGGGCGACCAGTGCATATACAAGAGCTAGGCAATCTGCCGCCCGAGGCCTTTCCGTAGGTTAAATCATATTGTCAAACTTCTAAAATTCAAGCTGCACTCGAAATTCAGTAAGAAATCGAATCAATCGGACGACAGGCGCTAGCCGTGTTCGTTATCGTGCAGTAGGCGGTCGTGCGACGAATCGTGCCGGTCGTGCACGCGACATTCGCGCCGCCTTTGGCATGGCAACAGGTTAATCATGACCCCGATAGACCATGCAAACGAAGTGATTGCCTCTGTCCGTCAAAAAACGGACAGGGCGATCCTTTTTTATTCATGTGGCAAAGACAGCGAGGTATTGCTCGACCTAATGGCTCCGCACTTCAAAGAGATCGTTTGCGTGTTCATGTATTTCGTCAAGGGCCTCGACCACATTGACAACTATTTGCGAGCAGTCAAAGCTCGTTATGCCAATGTTACCATACTGCAAGTCCCCCATTGGACGTTGACGCGTGTTTTGCGTTGTGGGCTATACTGCATTCCTAACCCCAATGTAAAGCTGTTATCGTTGAAAGACGTTGATGAATCCGTCCGGATGAAGACGGGAATATCTTACTCTTTCTATGGAATGAAGCAGTCGGACGGAATGAATCGCTGTCTTATGTTGCGCGGATACGAGAACGAAGCTATAAGCAATACGAACAAGGTATATCCTCTATCCAAGTGGAAGAAATCGGACGTCATGGCCTACATCAAGGCAAAGAAACTGCCTGAACCCATATCCTACAACAAGAACAAATCGCAAGGTCTGACGTTTTTGCCGGAGGTATTCGATTACCTCCGCCGGCATTATCCGCAAGACCTCGAAAAGATTTACAAAGTATTCCCCTTATCCCGAAATATATTACTGCGATATGACGAAGAGAAAAGAGCAGCAGCCCAAATACAAGCAAAGTGAAACGGTCGTAATCAAGCGATCACAAATCAACTTTGCTCCATACAATCCACGCAAAGAAGACCCTGAAGTCATCAAGAAGCTCAAAAAGAACTTTAAAACTGTCGGCTATCTGGGCGGTATCGTATGGAATCAGTTGTCATCTTATCTGGTTTCAGGGCACAAGCGCGTACAGACGCTTGACATCATCAACAATTACGACGGGACACCTGAAACGGATTATGAGATCAAGGTAGAAGCTGTAGAGTTAGACGACAAGACAGAGCGCGAACAAAATATCTTCATGAACTCGCCCTCCGCAATGGGAGAATTCGACATGGAGAAAATAAAAGTACTTGTACCGGAAATAGACTATAAAGCCGCTGGCCTTTCTGAAGCAGACATGAACATATACGGTATATCCGTCATGCAGGACGAAATAAGTTCAGAACTGTCTGATACGTTAGGTGATTTCGAAGAGATACAACGACCGTTTGAGGAACGCAAGGCCGCGGTAAAGGAGATGAAAGAACAGATTCGTCAACAGGCAGAGCAAAAAGCGGAAGACATCGAATCCTATGTAATGCTCAACTTTAAGTCTTATAGGGCGAAATCATCATTCATGCTTCGGTTCGGGTTCAGGCCAGACGACAAAATAATCCCCGGCGAAATGTTCTCGGATATGGTTGAACGGGTCGAATAACGACAAAAACGACAGTATAAAAAATGGCAATGCCCTCCAAAAAACCGAAATTAGATACCTTTCGCAAGGTTGCAAATGCTTGCGGCGGTATTTTGTCAGACATAGCTGCTAATTTAGGTGTAGAGCGTAGCACAATTTACACATGGTGCAATGATGATGAGCAATCGCCCAAGCCCTCGAAGATTCCCGTGAACGGTTCGTTGATTTGGCCGAAAGCAACCTGCGTAAATTGGTTGCCGGCGTTCCGGCCATCGAAAAGGACGAGAATGGCGAAAAGAGATTTGCCGGTTGGATCGAACGTCCCTCCGAAACAGCGATCATTTTCACTCTCAAAACACGCGGAAAAAAACGGGGATATGTAGAACGTCAAGAGGTTACAGGAGCAGATGGTGCCGAACTTATTCCACCTCGCACTCTCTCTCCCGAAGAGGCAAGACAATATGGGTTAAAACTTAACGAAGAGTATTAACGCACTACTCCGATTCGCGACATAGATATGAGCGTACCTTCTGTCTTTCCGGTATGCTGAATTTCACCCGTTACATGTTCAAGCATAAGACGGGGATGCGGTTTATTGTCGGCGATCATCATCGCAAAATATGCGAAGCTCTTGACAAAGTCGTCCGTGGCGAAATAAAGCGTCTTATTATCAATATTGCGCCACGATATGGCAAGACCGAACTTGTCTCTAAGAACTTCATCGCCTACGGGCTGGCGTTAAACCCCCGCAGTAAGTTCATACACCTATCATACTCCGATGATCTTGTTCTCGACAACTCGAAAGAGATCAATGAAACGGTACAATCAGACTACTACCAGCGGCTTTTCCCTGAAGTAGTCGTCGAAAGCAAGAATGCTAAAAAGTGGTATACATCCGTCGGAGGCGGACTGTATGCAGTAAGTGCAGCAGGACAGGTTACAGGATTTGGTGCAGGTCAAGTAAATGATCCGTATAGGGAGCGGCGCGAAATGGGTGATTTTATTCCTGCGTGGGAAAGCGATTTTGCGGGAGCTATTGTTATCGACGACCCGATCAAACCGGAAGATGCACTATCCGAAACGATCCGCGAGCGGGTGAACAATCGCTTTGAATCGACTATCCGCAACCGCGTGAACTCGCGCAATACGCCTATCATAATCATTATGCAACGGCTCCATGAGCACGATCTATGCGGCTATCTTCAGGAGATCGAGCCGGAGGAATGGACGGTACTTTCGTTGCCCTGCATCTGGCATGACGAAAACGGACAGGAACAGCCTCTCTGGGAATTTAAGCATACGCTGGAGGAACTGCACAAAATCGAGAGATCGAACTCATTTGTCTTTGAAACGCAATATATGCAGAACCCGAAGCCGCTGGAAGGTTTGATGTATGGAGAGTTTAAGACATACGACATAATTCCATATGCAGCATCTATGAAGCGAAAGAACTACACGGATACCGCTGATACCGGCAGTGACTATCTGTGTTCTATTTGCTATACGGAAACTCCCATCGGCAATTTCGTGACGGACATTTTATATACACAGAAACCGATGGAATATACCGAGCCGGCAACAGCCGAGATGCTGTCCCGAAACAAGACGGAGATCTGCTACGTCGAGAGCAACAATGGCGGCAGGTCTTTCGGGCGCAATGTTGAGGCGCAGTGCCGAATAATCGGTAACAACTTTAC